ATAATCCCTAATTCAGCATTTGCAATTGTTGAACCTAATGCTTGCGAACCCCTTGATGAACCAAATTGCCCGCTACCTACTAAACCAGCCGTAGCTTGTGGCGCTAAATAGTTAGCTATGTTTGACTGACCAAAGTCGCCAATTGCTTGTGCTAAATTTGAACCGCCTACACTTTGCGCTAAGTTAATAGCACTATTTAATGTAGGTTGATAATTACCTACGTTTTGTGAAACATCTTGAAATGCTTGATTTTGTAAATCAGTAGCCCCAGCAAATTGTGAACCTTGCGCAGCTTGTTGACCTTGTTGCGCTAGGTTGTTTAAGTAATCAGTATAAAATGAAGGCGCAGCTGTTTGAGCTGTTGATACCGTTGAAACATTTGGCAACACAGAGCCTTGTGCGAATGATCCGCTAGACGAACTTCCTGGAGTCACCCCCGTATTCGGCGCATTTGTATAATTTGAGGTTGGTGTTACGTTAGATGCATATTGTGAGAGCGGGTTATTTACCGTAGGTGTAGGCATTCCTGAAGCCAGTGGTGTTGGTGTGGGCATAGTAGAAGCTCCAGGCGATGTAGCTCCTTGCATTGGCAACATGTATCCAGGGTCTACTGGTTGTGCATTTGGATTGTATGCATAGCCACTTTCCGTTACTGGTGTACCTTGCGAATCAACAAAACCAGTTGGGCTTGATGTTGATGGCGTAGGTGCGTATAAAGTATTTCCTATTTGACTAGGTGTTCCAGCTATTAATCCTGCCATAATTTACCTCTTTTCTTTCATTTTAATCCCATCTCTTAAATACTCCAACGGAGATTTAGATTTTGGGGGAATTTTACTTATAGGGGCTGAACGCTTATGCTCCCTAAGAGCAAGGCGCATCTTATCTAAAACGGATGCTCCTTTATCGCTGTTACCCTTACCTAAGGCGGATACAAAACTCGCAGGAAGGACGTATTCTCCGTCAGCGATCATCGCAGGGATTTTTCCACCTTCTGAATGATGCTGTTTATGTGAAATTGAGTTCCTAAAATGCTCTAAAACTTCTTTTCCTGCCTTGCTTGAACCATTACCTAGCTGAGCAACTGCTTCCGCATCTATGACGTAATCTCCATCATTTAGGAGGGCTTTAATATCATCAGATTGCCCATCGCCTTTACCATCAGCGTAATGCCCCGTATGACCTGTGATAAATTCAGGGGTATGAACAGAACCACCCGTCTTTAAAGTGGGTATTGCTGTTGAATCAAAAGTTGTTTCATACATTGCAGGGTTATATGGGGCATTGGAATTTGATGTTTGAATCAGTGGTGATTCTTCTTGGGGAATACCTAACTGCGCTTTTAATTTTGGGTCTAGCTGAGATAGCTGTGGGTAAAGTTGTTTTAATTGCTGAAGCAATTGAGTATTCGTTTGAACCATAGGTATACCTGCTAAAGAAGTTGCTTGTGGGGTTGCATACGGTATTACCGCAGGGGTTGAAGTATTAGCACTAGATAAAGCACCACTACTAGTATTAGAAGGAGTTGATGGAGTAGTTGGGGTAGTTGATGGCTTAGCACCAACAGTAATAACAGGGGCGTTGGTTGTAGTTGTTGTAGGTGTTCCAACAGGAGTATTGCTTGGTGATGTTGGTGCATTTGCATCAACTACAATCGTACCAGCATCGGTTGGTTTAGGCGCATCGACATTAATTGTTCCAACATCGGTTGGATTGGCTGGTAAATTACCATTTGTTGAAGCGGTATTATTTGGTGTTGTTGGTAAATTACCCGTTGGTGTTACAACCACATCGCTTGGTGCGGTTGGTGGTGCGTTTGCATCAACTACAATATTTCCCACATCGGTTGAATCAGTAGATGGGTCGTAACCAGATATTTCGCTTGCAGTTGCCGAATCCATCCCAGGTGTTTGCATTAATCTATCATATTGTTCTTTTGGTGTTAAATCAGGTGATATTGGCGATGTGGTTGGATTATCGTTAGGTGAACCCATTGTTACCGAGCCACTTGGTACTAACGGTGTTCCATCATTACTAGCTATCGGTTCATAGGTTGTATTTCCGCTTGTATCAGCGGGATTTTGCATAGCAGTAACTAATGCATTATTTATATCATTGTTTGATGGTGTTGAAGGGTTTGTAATAGCATTAGCCCCTGCAGTTAATGCCCCACTTGCTAATGCGCCAGTAGCTAAATTAGATGCGTTAATAGGCGCACCTGTAATGGCGGAATTAGTTAATGCGCCAGTAACGCTTTTAGCAGCTGCGGTTAATGATGGGTCTTGTCCATTCATTAATTTCCCAGTTTCAGCTGAAACACCGCCAGTTAATGCCCCTGTTCCAATTGCATTTAAAACATTTCCACCCGTTAAAGCAGCACCAGTTCCCGCACCAGCTGCGCCCGATACTATTCCAGATCCTACAGAACCTAAATCACTTGCAAGATTTCCAGCTGCCCCGCCTACGCCACCAGCTAAAGCACCTGTTAGCACGCCTTCTGGAGTAATCGGTTGCCCTGTAATTACATCTTTAGCAACCGTAGTTAGTGCGCCTTTTCCAGCTGAAGTTAATGCTGCATCAGCTGCTGCGTTTCCAGTTATCGATGCCGTAGTAGCATCGGCAGCAACCGCAGTATCCGCAGCAGATGCGGTAGTAGCAGCTGCATCAACAGCTTCTGGTATTGTAGCTGCAGCATCGGAAGCAGCTGCCGTAGCATCAGCAGCGGAAGCTACTTCACCAGTAGTAATAGCTGCATCCGTTGCCGCAGCAGCGCCATCTATGCCCGCTTCAACAGCTAAGGAAGCACCACCTGTCATCACAGCAGCAACTGCAGTGGCTGCTGCTGCAAGAACCCCCATAACACCGCCACCCCCTCCGCCTCCGTAAATATAACCAAAACCGCCGTCTTTTTTACGAGTGGCTGAATCACCTAAAGGCTCGCCTAATGCATAAAGTTCACGCCTAGAATAGTAGTGTTTCATAATCTAATCATCCAATTGTAGTCTGGCATATCGGGATGAACAAAATTTTCACCTTCATGTTTAGCTAAATTTTTTAATAAAGTAATAATTTGTGGATTACTAGCTGCACCATAAATGGCTTGAATTTTAAGTTTTTTAATTTTACTAAAAATTTTCAACATAGATTTTGCTAATGTTAAAGGGTTATCAAGCGATGCTAAATGTACTTCATATACATGCGGTCTTAGTGCAATTAACAATAAAACGGTATCTCCAGAAGTTAAAATAAAACCCATTTTATTTTGTATTACATGATTTACGGTTAGCAATGCAACCTTTGGATTCCAGCCATTTTTTATTGCGTCTTGTTTTATAATTTCACTTGGTTTCATATTAATAATTCGCATTCCCGCTAATAACATTCATCGTGCCTACTAAGTGCGATGCCCAATCTTGCCATGTTTCAAACCCACGATGGTCGGCAACCCCGTTTTGTACAAAGTATCCAATACCATTCATACCATCTACCCAATCACGCCATTTATCTTCGGTAATTGTTCCTAATTGATTACTAGCAAACAATTCAGCCATAAGGCTGCACCAATAATCCCAATTCATGTTGCGGGGGTCGTAAGTTATCATGGGTTGCCCGTTCCACGAACATCACCAATATCCGCACTTATTAATATTCTACCCATTTGATATGTGCCGTTATATGTATTGCTTTCAAACCGCATCCGTAATTCACGGTATTGTTCCTTCATATCAATCTTTAAAGTTGTTGGGCTAAACGTATAAGGTGATAACTGGCTAGTAACATCTTGGTCATCAGCATAACCCTTACCCTTAATATATAAATTCATATCTCCATTTTGAATAAAATCAGGTTCAACCCGTTCAACACGAATCCATACATTGTCCCCTTGCAACTGGGGATTTCCAGGTCCACCGCCTACCCAACCTAACGAATTTGTTTCAAAATATGATTGAATTGCATCAACATTGGTTAAATATACTTGGTCAACGCCAATTTCATGTTGCCAAAGAGTATATGTACCACTTGTATTCGGAGTATTATCCGCCCAAATAGGGTATCGAAACACTTCGGAAAACACTCCAGCACTACGGTTTGCACCAATAGCAAATCCCGCATCATACCAAGTTTTTTCACGCACATTATAAATAATGGCATTATTACATTCGGTTGAATTTCCCGATGGATAAAACCACCAAATTTCCCCAAAGCGAGGAACTTTTGTTACCCATACTTTTTGGCGTTGTGCATAATTTAAATTATCAAAGAAATAGTTTTGATTAGTATCATTTGGTATTTCTTGCACAACACCGTTGTACATTAAGAATCTATCTACACCGCACCAATAGAAAATTCCATCATATTCAATTACACATTGCGATGACATTATCGATGTTTGTGTACTTATAATATCGTAGCGCCAATAAATTGTTGATGTACCTACCGTTTGTGGCGCATAAGTAACACGGGTAAGTTGGTCGGTACTCCAAAACAAACCAGCGGGCGATGTTGTACCACCCCGTAACGGCATACCCTTTATAACTTTTGTACCCGATACATTATTTGCGTTGGAATCAGCCCCTACCCAATTATTAAGATTCCCAGCACTGTTATTTTGAATTAATCCATTATTACCATAAACAAAGGTATATGGATACAAAACAACCACACCACCCGATACGCTAATATTATTATCATAGGTTAGGGTTTGTGTAGATGTAGAAGTAGCTGCTTGTGAAAGCGTTATAGTAGTTGTACCACCTGCCGTTGATACCGCCGTAATCGTTGTATTAGCGGGTATTCCCGTACCACTAATCGATTGCCCCGTTGCAATTAATAAGTTAGCTGGTGTAACCGTAGCGGTTGTTGTGCTATTTAATACGGTAGATGCGGTAAATATACCAAGTTTAGTCATACCGCCATAAGGGAATTGCCCAACCATTACGGGTGTATTAACGGTACTACTAATATCGTTTAGGTTTTGCCCTGGATGCCCTAGTACCGTTAATGCGCCACTTCCACCGCTATCATAAACAACATCCCATTGCCATAAGTTGTTTGCATTAGAATTAAAAGCACTAGACATTGTTACCGTTGTTGGACCTGAACCTACGCCATTGGTATTGTTTGTTTGCCATACATACACGCCATCGCTTTGCCCAGAATACACATAATTAATACCGTTCTGGGATTGCATAATCATGCCACGGCTTATCCCTGTAGCATTTTGGAATAATCCGTTATATCCACCAATCTTACGGGGCAAACCACGTTGAAAACGTACCCATAATCCATCCACATATTTTAGGGATGAAAATTGTGTACCATCACGTTGAATGCCTGCCTGAATAGTTAGGGATATAACCTTAGCTGTCAAAATCCACCCCCTGCTATTCCACCTAAAGCATAGAAATAGGTTGATGAAAAATAAGCTACTTCGGTATTACCTACTACTACGCCTAATTGCCCCGATGCGGGTAAATATAATCCAGTATTCGCATCACCAACAAACTTTAAAGATGGTACGGATGTTGAACCATTACCAAGTGTTAGGGACGTAATACTTGATGATGAACCCGATGCTGCGTTATATACGTTTGTACCATCGCAAATTAAAATTAACGATGTGTTTTGCGATATTGTTACAGTAGCACCGCCACCAACAGCTGTTTTTACCGTAAAGGTATATGAACCCGTTGTATTATTTGTAATTGCGTATAGTTGTACGGTTGATGGCACAACAACAATTTGATTGCTAGTTAATGTTCCCGTATAAATTTGTATAGTATTTGCAGCTTGTGCGCTAGATAGGGTTAATGTACCACCCGTTACCGATAGAGCTAATTCCGTATAAGCAAATTGATTTGAACGCCCATATGCATACGAATACCACCCACCCGAACCAAATGAAATTAATACAATCGATTCGGTAAGTTGCAATTGTTGATTAGCATTACCATCAATTGTATCTGCACCATTCGGTGCTAAGGTTAATATTCCCGTACCATCGTTTTTAAAGATAGTAAACCAACCCATACCTACGCTTGATGCGGATGGTAGGTTTAATGTTCCAGCACCACCCGTCCAAACATTAATTTGCGCACGATTTGATGATGGAATCGTTGCTGTAGCACTATATGTTTGTACGGTTGTTTGTTGGTTAAGGGTAGCGCCAATTGCCGTTAAACCATATCCAGCAAGGGTTGCTGCATTTGCAGCCGATGTTCCTGCACCAAACGTAACCGTATTCCATGTTCCAGGAATTGTTGTGTTATCGATTACATAAATGTAATAAGCCACCCCCGCAGTAGCGGATACAATCGTTGTGCTTGGTGGCGATGTAACGCTATTATTTGATGCAACCGTAAATGTATTTGAACCCGTATTACGGATAATCATTGCCTGCCCTGTTGATACTTGGGTAGCGGGTGGCATATAAAGGGTTAATCCACCCGTTGTTGCCGATACTTCAATAATATTAGCGGTAACTTGGTTTTGATTATTACCGTTGATTGACCATTGAAGCGTTGTATTGGCGCTTAACGTAATTGATTCATATGATACTGGGCTAGGGGAAACTGTTTGCCCAGTAAATGGCGATGTATAAGTAGGATTAGATGTTGTCATAATTAACTTTCAATAGCCATCGCTTGTCTATCGGCAAGGCGTAATTGGTCTTCTTGTTTAAGGGTTTGCATCGCTTCTTGATATTTTTGTTGAAATATTTGACGTTGGTCGTTTTTAACAAATAAGATAGCTTGCAACAAAGTTCCAAATAGCATCGCATTTGGGGCATTAATCGTTATCCAATTAGTTTGATTATCATTAGATAGCGGTGCTAATCGTTCGTAATACAATACTTCAAATGTATAATTTTGGTCGGGTGTTGGGGCAACAATCCAATTATCATAGTTGTAATCGGCATAATATAGGGGTGTGCCTGTAGTTGTAGAACTTGGACTATATTGCCTTAAATATTCATATTTACGCAAGAAAACGGGTTGTATTTGCCCACTATTGGTTAAATTCATACTAACCGTTTTACGCCAACGTGCGGGCTTTGGAATTACAGGGTTAGATGCGGTCATCGTAGATTCAGCTACCTGCATTTGCCCTAGTGTTTTAATTTGTTGGGCAATTTCAAATTCCGCCAACATAATGAATTCAGGTATTTGATTTGTTACAGCGCTATCATTGCGTTCAAGGTATTGCTGAACGTCTAAAATCAACGAATTATACGTCATTGCTGACGCACTGGTGTTTGAGGGTGTGGTTTGAGCTGCCATAATTTTCCTTAGTTATGCCAACCGTTTATCCCAAACGATTTTCGTTATTTTAAACCTTTTTTCTGCTTTTATGCCAATACTTCTAATGCTTTTTGTATATGAGCCTTGCGTTCAGCTAAACCCAAGACACCGCCATTAATACGCTTAGTCATAGTGTCATAATCTGCCTTGTCTGCTAAGTCATTAAGTTTTCTTGTGCTCCAAAACCAACCAGCAGATAAACAAGCATATTCTGGAGATGCTACCAATTCAGGATGTTCAATAATTTCTGGCTTACCGATAGCGGTAGCAAATGCGGTATAGTTAGCACGACCAGTTAATTGTATTAACCCACGACCAAAAAATAAACCTCCATCACCATCTTTTGTATTTCCTAGTTCTGCACGGTGCCCATAAATCAGTTCTGCAATCGCTGCTTTACCTTTTGCGACTGCTGCTTGTGCGGTAGTTATGGCTATTCTTGGCCACACCTGCGTAATTCTTACAGCAGAATAGTTTAAATTTTCTTCTAAATGATTAAAATTACCAGATTCAACCATACATTGACCGATAAATGAAGCCTGTCTTGCAGGGGTATTTATTTCGAACTTTTCGAAAGTATCATTCAATGGTTGTAACCATTTTGTATCAATACCTAGTTTAACTAATTGCTCACTTATCATCATCACTCCCAATTTTTATACCTGTAATTAAACCAATAAAACCACCAACAACTGTTTGAAATGCTGGACCAATAATTTCAAAAACTTTTCCATCATCAACTGTTGGATCGAGTATAGCGTAAATAAACATCAAAAGCATAGCGATAATTACAGCAACTAATGCCCAAGTTGTAATAATGAGAACGTGTTCTTTTGTATTCATTTAGAAGCCACTCCTTGTACTTTTTCAAATGTTCTTAAACCACCCATCCCTAGCATACCCATCATTAACTGCCATAGATTATCATCTAATCCAGGAAGTGGGGGTGCGATAAAACCAAAAGAAGGTAACAAACCGATTGCCAAGGGCTTTAATAAATATTGGTAGAACAATGCCAACGCACAAACCCAACCAATCGCAGGTCTCCATCCTGATACAAATAATGACCCACTTTTGGCTTCCTCCTTGTTGATATCAGTTTGCGCAGTCATGGTTGCTAAATCACCAGACTGTTGAAGTTTTAATAATTCGAGCTTTGCATTCGCAGCTTGCGCTGGGTCAGGGAAAATCCTAGTGATTAACGTGTTACCTAAATCTAATGCTGCTGATATCGGGTCAAGTGCCATATTAGTCCTTTAACAAAATAATTAACATCATACAAACAAGTGCAAATATCGTCCACCATTTGAATATATTATCATCCACGAACAATATCCTTTTTTGTTCTTTCTTCCATAATCGTTCTTGTTATTACAAACCGTTTAGGTTTTGGTTTTAACAAGTGAATTTCATACCATAAATAAACAATATACGACCATAAAACTAATTCAATTAAAAATACACACAACCAATATTTTGCCCAATTCATACAAGCCTAAAATAAAACAGCAATGTTGTAATAATGAAAGCTACGAAAAAACACCAAAATTGCACACGCCTTACATCACTTAACTTATGCCCATAATATTTTTTGTTTTCTTTATGTTCACGTTCTACAACAGCTTTTAATTCAACTACTTTAGCCCATTCTTTTGCACCATACTTCTTTTTAAAATTAGCTTCTGCCTTATTTTCGGCATCAATTATTTCACGTTGCGTTTCATATTCATTTATTGCTCTAAATATGATTGAATTACTATAAGATTCTTCTTGCGAATCTTTAATTTTCTTGTTGTGTAGTTGCTCCTTTGCAACTTCTAAACCATCATGCTGTATATCTTCAATACTTTTTGTAAGGCTTTTTCCAGCTTGCCTTGCACTATTTAATCCTTCGCTTAAAGATTTTGCTCCTTCAGCAATTGGGTTAATATCAGGCATTTCATTTGATTAAGTTCTTTACAAATTCAACTAAAAAATCTTTACCAAAGAAAACAGAAGCAATTACCGCATACAACAGATATTCAATACGTTCCATGCGTTTTGTACCTTTTTCAAAAGATTCCAAAATAGCGTTATACCGTTCTTCACAAACGGCTTCATGTACTGATAATCGCTTATCTGTATCGGCGATAATTGCATCCATATCCATTACTGTGCTGGCATAATTGAAGCTGGGGCATCCGTCCCAATTGGTTGATTTGTAGCCTCTACAGGTATGTTTTCAACGGTTGGCGGTGCTACTATCGCAGGTGTATCATCAACTTTTACACGGATAATATCACCGTGGTCGGTATTGTAACCAAGCGCCGATTTAACTTCATTGATTACTTTTTCGGCAGCTTCTTCAATTTTTTCAAGTAAGTCCATTATTTTTCCTTATTGAGTTGTTGTTGGAGGATTTGTATCTAATATTTCTTGCTGTACAGGCATTGCGCCTTGTTCGCTTGCTTGTTTTTGAATTTCATTAATTAACCCTGCAACTTCAACAAAAGGTCTAGAACCTAGATACTGAAGAATGCCGTTAATTAAATCAGTTGTTAATGAAAGTTTTTCCATTTTTTAATATCCTAAAAAATTGCCATCAAAAAGGGTTGATGGCTTACCCTTAATTAGACCAAGGTAATGGTGTATTTGATGGAGATACTGGTGGGTTTAGCATTTTTTCCATACGTTGTTTTTCCCGAATTAATTTCATACTTTCAGATTGTAACTTTCTTCTTTCAGGATTACTTTGTACTAATTTCATTTTCATCTTTGTTTCCTCAGATTTAGGTTTGCCTTTAGTGGCTAAACTTTTTTTGATACTTGATTCAACAGACATTTTTCTACCCTTCCTACTTTCTGACATTTTTCTAATGTGTTCTGCAGTAAAAGGGTTTTTCATTTTGTAAACCTTACCCATATTGTTTGGCGGTTTGCCTTTTCTTGCGACAGACATTTTAGCTTTGGTTTCTTCTGATAATTTTCTGCCTCGTTTTGCGACAGCCATTTTTTCTTTAGCTTCATCAGAACGTTTTAATCCCGTGTTCTTTTCCGCAATTTTCTTAACAGTTTCTGAAAAATATTTATAGCCAGACGTTCCTTCGCCACCGTTTGTTAAATTAACAAGTTTTATGCCACGCTTACGGCATATATCAATAGTTTCAATTTCTAACAAAAAAGCAAATTCTTCATCAGTATTTTTAGCTAAATACTTTATTTGATATCCACCAGATTTGTTTACAACATTTTGCCAATACGCTGTTCGGTTAATTGATACATTGGCTCTTTTGCCTTTACCTTTACCAACGTAAAATGGCATCAACGTATCATTACGAATATGTTGATAAACGTAAAACATTACGCAGTCCAAGGTAAAGGCTGTGAAGATGGAGATATCGGTGGATTTTCCAAACTATTCACTTGTCCTTGTACACACGCTTCGTAGTTTGCAATGCCTTGCTCGCCTAATGCTGTTTGTACCCAACCAATTACAATAGCCTGCGTTAAGTTAGCATAAGGTACAAAGTTCGGGTCGGATTGCTCTACCGTAAACTGTGTGTTGCCACCAATAGATGCGGTTTGTGTTCCGTCTGTACCAGTTAAAGTCCACAATGTATTAACTACATAGTTTGGTTGATTCGGTACGTTAGGTAGTGTGTACATGGAATTAATTGTCCAAGTCCAAGTTGTTACTGTTGCCATTTTATTTCCTTTTGGTTAGAAGCCAGCTACGCCAGCAGATTTAAGTTTTGCTTGTAAATCGGTAACTTGTGCAGATAATTCTTTTACTGCGTTAATTAAGTGCCAAGTAATGTTGCTTGCATCAACTGACATAACACCAG